CAGTGCCTTGGGCTTACGACCCATGTCACCTTTCATGTCGCCTGCTTCGAATTGATTTACATCCGTTGGGGTAAGCAGCATACCCAACGAATCCACTACAAACAACACTTTAGGTCTTTCCGTTTCAGGCAATGTTTTATACTCTTTGACAAACTCTGAAATCATCTTGCCCACATCGTCAATCATGGCCATGTTGAGTTTGAGTAGCTTATCCTCACTGGTATCAACATTGAGTGCGTGCAACCACTTTTCGTCAAGTGCGTTTTCACTGTCAACTAGTATCACATAAATGCCTTGCTTTTGTGCGTTGGCAACCAGGTTACCAGAACAGATAAAACTTTTACCTGCACCCGATTCTCCGGCAAACACAGTGACTTTGCCTAGCGGAACACCTTTGTTGAAATCCCCAGATATGAGATAATTTAATGCATAGTTGTTGGTTGAAATCCAGTCGGTGGGATCTGTAAACCCTACACTGATACCGTCGATACTTTTGGTAATACTTTTTCTAAATTTACTTACGTCAAATGGTTTGGCCATGATAGTGTTCCTTGATTATGATTATTTTGTTGCTAATGCTTCTTTCTCTGCTGTGATTTCTTTACGGCGTTCTTTGATACCTTTGCTCATTTCCTGTAAGGCTTTTCTAGCACGGGCCGCTGATGCTTTTACGCCTTTGGCTGTGAATTTTTCATTTTCTGCACAGTATGTTTCAAATGCTGTTTTGATTGCGTCGTGATTTTGTGACATGGTATTTCCTTTATAAAATTTTGTATAACTCTTTAAAAATCTCTTTGCTGTCTAGGTTGCGTCTTAAATCCATGATCGACAGCTGTTTCATGGATTCAGTGAAATTACGTTTCATTGGTTGTTGAATGTATGTCAACATGTTTCTATAACTATTTTCAAGCAAGTATCCGGGCTGTTGATTTATTCTGTCCTCCAGTTCCTGCTTGACTGAGTTTAACACATTTTCTGGTAAATGCCTAATGTTTAGGTATTCTGGGGTCAACAATGCACCAATAACAAAACTGTTGTTGTGAAATCCCAACTCTTTGAGCCAATCCACACAATCAAAAATGCTATGATAGTTCAATAAAAAATGCAACATGTTAAAAGTTATTTTATGATCTAACTCACGAATGATATTGAGATTTTCTAAAAAGTCTATCCACTTACCGCCATGCCTGATGTATTCAAATTCTTGTTCCTGGCTTTCGATGCTCACGGTCCAGTGTACATTTTTAAACTCGCATACACGATCAAATACCTGGGTATTGGTACGACTCAGATTAGTGTTTATCCTAAGATTGACTTCAGGATTCAATTTTTTCAACAAGTCCAATAGTTCTAAATTTTCTTTCATCAACAGGGGTTCACCGCCGGCCATGTACACATGTTTGAGTTGTCCGGCATGTTTAAATATGTATTGTTTGAATTGTTCTAGTTGTTGCTGATTGGGGGTTTCGTGTGTCACGTTCAATTCGTCACTCCAACGGCTGCTGAACTGTGGATAGCAATACACGCAGGCAAAGTTACACAAATTGGTCCAGCGTATGTCAATGGTGTGTAAATCGTGCTGGCCTACTTGGTAGGTATTCATGGGCACGGACTTTAATTCACGTATGTAAAACACTCTGTCACTGATTATGTCAAACCCTCGACGATCTTTTTCTAGATCATAACAGGGATAACACTTGGTTCCGGGTTTGCCTTGTAACATTCTAAACTGAGTATCTTGGTTGTGCATGTTAGAAAGAATTTGTTCTGCTGATTGATCTTTGATATTGCCAATGGGACTGGCACTACGAATACAGTTTTTGACTGTTCCATCAAAGTTGTACATGAGACCAGTCCAGGGCACAGGACAAAAGGCTGGATTGGTCAGCATGTCTTTAGGAGTCATATCTGGGTCCAAGGCTTATGTCGGCTATGTGTAGTACTGGTTCAGCCTGTTCCAACATGTTGATCAGAGTCATGGCCCAGGGCATTGGTAGGGCCGACGGTGGAGATGTTTTTTCCTCGGTGGTCAAGATATCTCCTGGTTTAACCAAGACCAGTCTAGGCAGATGATGCAGGTGTCTGAGTTGGACATGTGCTTGATCTAGGGTGTGTTTTTGCAACCAATACTCATCCAGGTTTTCTATAGTGCTGACAGGATAATTGGTTATTTGACTGCCAATGCTGATGATAGTTTTTTCTTGGGCACGCCATCTACGGTGCATTTCAAACAAGAGTTCAGTTTGTGCAAACCCTGCCTGGGCATTGTTTACAAACATATCGCAGGTTTCTATCAGATCTGCACACTTGGGTATGCTACGAATATTATGTCCTGTGCTTCGGCTCAGGCCAACAATTTCATGTCCGCGACTTTGATATGCCTCAGCCAAGGCCTGTCCTATACCTTTGGTATGTCCTGTTATGGCTATTTTCATTTGATGCCTCTCAGTTGTTGCTGTTTCAGTATGTATGCTTGGACTTGTTCTTGATTCTTATTATTAACATCTAATTCTTTGGGCTCTTTGAGGTAAGCATAACCATGATCGATTCCGTGATCCTGAGCAAATTTTTGTATGTTGGGCAGATCATGTAGATTCAACACACTGACTGTGGTCCAAAGATTCAATCGAACTGGCATACTTTTGTAGGTCATTAGATTTTGATAAAAGGTTTGCCAGGATATAGGCCACCGCACCTGTTCATGCACTGCACCTATACCATCACAACTGACTGTAACTGTAACTTCTATGCCACGTGTTGCTACATCTGCAAGCTCTTCCAGTACTACGTTAGCATTGGTATTGAGTCGTAGTGTTTTAAGATTGGGTGGTAAATTTTTTAATAATCTACGATAATTCTTGCTGTAACTGGGCTCACCACCGTTGATGTCCAGGTGCCTGATGCGTTCTTGTGGTAGATCCCAAAATCTGTTGCTATTATCTATTACAGGGAAAGTTTTGCTGGTTAACGCACCAATCCTTGTGCTACATTCAGGACTGCAAGTCAGACAAGCGGCATTACATACGTTGTCTAACACTCCGCCCACTTGTAAGTAGTCAGGATCAGTTTCTAATGCATGCAAGGCCAAGGCATGTATTCGCACACTGCTAGGGTTGTCGGCTTCAACTTCTTGACACCGCACACACTCGGTGGGCCAGATATCTTGTTCAAACTGCTCTTTCTTTTTACGCAACCAACGACTCTCACGCATCTGTTCCAATGAGTCAAACTGTGCGGCGGCAACCATGTGACCACAGGTACTAACTGTACCATTAGGATTGAATCTCACAAAGTGATCTAGTCTAGGACATTGCATAGGTCAAGATTTCGTTGAATTATTTCAGTATATAGAGCTGGATACTTATGCTTGATGTGTGCCACAATCATTCGCATGGTAACTGTTTGTCCACGCAGGTCTTCCCAAAGTATTTTATCCAGCTGAAGATAATACCATAGTTTACCGTTGTCTTTAAAATAGTCTACTAGATTTTGATCACGAGCCAATACATTCCAGGACAGGTCTGTGGCCGTGGCCAATTCATCTATGGGACGTATGTACATCCAGGCTTCAGTAAATCGTTGCAAATTAACCAACCAATGAAACTGCAAGCTGAAGTGGCTGTTAAGAAACAGAAATTTTTCAATGAATTTGAGAGCGGTGTCTCTATCAAAATCAGGATTGTGCCGTAGCCAGGTCTGCACTCCGCTCACGTAGCGTTCAAATGGGTCACGCACAAATACTTCAATGACTTGTAGTTGTGCTATCTGTTTGTAGTCGTACACCCGCTCAGCACCGGCACGTAGGCTGCTGCTGCCGTTTTTGTATATGGGATAGATGTAGCGATCTGGTTCAACTCGATAGATTTCAAGTTGATCAGGAAATAGGATAGGGTCTAAGTAACTCAGCATAGGAAATGTGGGGGACCGTCTCCCCCACTGACACAAGCGATATTACTGTTTCTGACGGTTACGAATCATGGCCAAGATATCTTCAGCACGCTGACTGCTTGGTTTGACTTCTGCTGCCGGGGCCGCTACAGGAGCAGTTGGGGCAGGTACATCATCTTCTTCCACTGGCTCTGCCGCCACAGCTGGAGCCGGAGTACTTGTTGCGGCTGTAGCAGCGTTAGGAACATCTAAGCCATATGGCTTGTAGTAAGCACCCCAACGATCTGGATCGTATGGTTGGCCGTCTACACTTGCTTCAAACATTTCTTTGAGAACCTTGAGCTCAACTTCGCTAGGTTTCTTTGGCAAAAAGTCTGACAAGTTGAACAGGCCATGTTCATCAATGGCCGCTTGTTCTTCTGCTGTCAATGCTGATTCTTTGCGTGACCACTTTGAAGTTGAGTAGTCTGCATAGCCACCTTTACTTGTTTTAACGATTTGGAAATCCAAACCACGTTGCAAGTCTGTTGGCAATTCTTCCATTTCTGGATCCATCAGTGCAGCTTTGATGATGTTAAAAATCTGTGGGCTAATTGTAAAGCGACGGATTGGGTTAGCTGGAACCTTGTCGTCACTCAGTGCGTTCTCGCGAACAAAGCCTTGGAACACATAAGATTTTTTCTTCCAATACTTACGGCCCATTTCCTCTAGGCTTGGGTCTTTGAACCATGGACGAACTTCTGCCAAGATTGGGCAAGCTTCGCCGTACATTTCCATACATGGAACTTGAACTACAATTGGCTTGGAATCTGCCTGACCTTTGACACCAGCAAATGATAGTCGGATCATTGCACGTTCAGCCCAAAAGAAGCTGTTCTTTGTGTTACCGTCGGGGAGGAATCTAATGCGTGTTGTGGAACCTTCTGCAATGTTCCAGTGTGGATAGATAGCGTTGTCGCCACCTGATTGTCTGTTACCGCCTTTACCGCCTTCTGATGCTTGGAGCTTTGCTCTAATTTCTGCTAGTGTTGTAGCCATGATAATTTTCCTTTAATTTAAAATGTGCCATAATGTTACTGCTTTGCCATGTTGCACATACCGTAGTATATGCTAATATATTTAGCTTTGTCAAACAAATATTCAAAGTTTTATTTCCAAATGTATTGCCGATAAAGTTCAATATTTTTGGCCGCCTGTTGATAAAGCCGATTGATTGCTTCTGCTTTACTTGTGCTATTATACACTTGTGCCAGGCTGTGTGTCAACCTTTGTATGCGATCATATGGATTAGTGGCATCATCGTAGGTTTCGTCCAAAATGTCACCAAAAGTCTCAAAACCCATGTCCTGTAATTGTTTCAAACTGCCCTGCCCACTGACCAACACAAATGGTTTTCCGGTGGCCAAACAATTGGCTGTTTTTTCGGTGAACCAAAAATTATCTACAGCATCAGTTTCGCTAATGATTTCAATTTGATACTGATTCCAAACATTGCCGTAGTTGCGACAAGCCGCGTACCAATCAATCATGCCCATAAAATGATTGCTGACCAAGTCCCGATCAAAAACTTTGTTTTCCAACCAGGCCAATTCTTTTTGATAGAGTTCATCAAAATGTTTTAACTTGTCTTTTACAAAATTGGCTTTGGGTTGAAATGTTATAAATGTGTCGTTGGGGAAAGCGATATCTAATTCATATGCCAACCGAAATCTAATTAGATTGTATCGCCCCAACAAACTGCCTGCAAATTTTGCATTACTGATATTTCGATCAAATGTTGCAGGCAAGTATTGATTTACGCTGCCAAAAATTCCCATGGGTATGTGATCTAACATAAATCCGTTGTTGAGGTCTTTGTCATGAGATACAAAAGTGACCATGCTACACGGTATGTCTAATTTATCGCATACGAACTTGATAAATTGATCGAATCCGCTGAATCTAGTATTTTCTCCATCTAATAATTTTATAACAATACGCTGATTTGCGTAGTGTTTCGCCAACAGATCTAACAGCAAATCTTTGCCAGTTATGCTGTAATCTTTGTGTATGAAAAATTGTGCCAGAATTACAATTTCTGTGTCTGTGATGGTGACTGCCTGCTCGTTCATATTTGACTCAGCAAATAGTTGGCCCAGAGTTCATGACCGTATTCTGTGGGATGACGGCTGTCGTGCTGATGACAGTGCTTGCAGGCATCTAACAAGTCCAAGCGAGCCAGGGCACGATCAATCACGACCGGTGTGTCTGGATATGTGTGGTTGTAGTTTAATTGTTTGATGTGTTCGCTGACAACCACGTGTGTGCCATTTTGTACTTGATTGTTAGACAACACTTCCAACCAAGTATGGTCACATACTGCGACTCTATCGGTGGGTCTACTGTCACTGAAATTGTGTGCCACAACAAATTTTATACCTGGATGTCTGCGTTGTATTTGATCTACCCAGGCATAGGTTCGATCTACCATGCGTTCTAAATTGACCTGTAGCGTTTGTAAATTGGGGTCAAGCCATTCTAATTCTTCATGTCGTCCCGACTCAGTTAGGGTAATTATACAAGTGGTGTTGGCTCCATGTACATGGCGAGACAGCAGTTGTTCTAACCATATAAACATCTGTCTATTGCTGATACCTGGCAAGGCCAGGTTGATCCAATCTGCACCTAATTCTTCACTGATCAGATTACCGTATATGTGAGCAAGCCTGTGTTCAGTGTCGTCCTGTCCTTGTCTCACACAGGTTTTGCCCAGACTGTCGCCATAGGTCCACGAATCTCCCACAGTAATAATCATGCTCTTACTGTTGCGTGATTGGTAATAGCAAGGGTTACGCACTCGACTCCAGGCGGGAATGGTAAATGTATCAAACATAGGCAGTTAAATCTAGATTGTGCAACAGTTGCCACTGCTGGTACACATACTTTCTAAAATGAGTTTTATTGTGTTGGCAACGACCAAAATAGCGGTTGGCGTATTCCTGTGTGGGATTTTGCACAGCGTTGATGGCATCAATTGCTACCCGTGCATACTGTCGTTGTCTTTCAGGATCATGGGCACTGTTATCAATCTTGCTGTAGTCAAACACATCGTCAAACACATCAAATCCTGAATCTTTGAGATACTGTCTCATGGGAGCCTGGCCGTACACAAAAAACGGTCTCATACCAAGCACAGGTTTCCAGGTTTTCTCGCTGATAAAGAAATTTTCAGGAAAATAATTATTAAACTCCGTTTCAGTGACCAAACACAACAAACTGTTTTGCCAGATGTTGATATCGCCAAGACTGAAAATATCATTTCTTATTTTGTTACTGACCCAGGTCTCGTCGGCACCAAGTTGACCGTATTCGTCGTGTATGCCCTGTGTATCACTGAACTTTTCATCTATGGTTATAGCACGTTCTCCAGGAAAGCCCAGGCTGACATAGCCCTGATCTTTTAATCCGGCGCCAATTAGGTTTTCTACCAAGGCCACACGATGTGGATGTGGTTTGCGATTCAAGCAAATGTATTTGCGAGCAGTATCCATTACCGGAACATGATATTCTTCGTAGTTTTGAAAATACAAGTCACAGACCATGGCCCAAAAATCTATCCTGAGTTGACTAGAATTGCCCAGTATGAGATATGGTCGGCCACTTCGCTGTATTTCTCTAAATATTCTTGGTACCGCAGGATCTACAAAGTTGTGACAGATAATAAAGTCGGGATCGCCAGCTTGAATTTTTTTGGCGATGTCATCTTCGTGCAACCAGGTGGGATTGATAAACATTACCCGTTCAACATTGAGTTGTTGTTGTGCTTTGTTTTCTAGTATGTTTCCTATCAGTTGTTCAACGCGACCGGCCTTCCAGGCGTAAGGAAAACCATTGGTATCTTTGATAATTTGCATTTTGAATAACTTAGTTAATAAGTTATTTACTGAGTCCTGCCAGGCTGCGGATAAAATCCAAGTCGTCGGATTCATTGACCACGGGTTCGTCCATGGTGGTAGCACCGTATTGATCTTGCGGTTCTGCTTGACTTGGACTCACTGGTGCCACACGGTCTGTGTTGGCAGCATCTGCATTGTTAGGTCCAAATTCAAGTTGTTGTAACAGTTCAGGCATGTTGTTGTTGATCCAGGTTTTGATCAAGGGTCTTGCATCTGCGTCTGGACCTTGACTGTCTGCCAAGTGATACACAGCATCATATAATTCGTCATCACCGATCAAGGGTTGTAAACTGGCAATGGCATCAACTCCGTCTATGCCAGTGGGCACTGAGGATTTCATCAAGGCCTTGAGTGCCAGAACCTTGTCTTCATTGTCGGGACTGGCCCAGGTGCCTTCAGTCACTGTGTTGGCCCATTCTTCTAATTCTGTGCCCAATTGTCCTGCGGCTTCTGACTTGTACTTTTTGTAGGC